ATCGGCCATTTCTTGACTCACTTCTAGAGTTACCGTCTTCTGTGTCTTCTTTCGGAACTCTTCCTCAGTATACTCTACACCCTCAATAAACCATGCTTTATACCCATCGGGGCCAACAACAGCAGGCCCGTATGTACTGTGCCGTTTGCCATTCACATACCATATTTTGAAGTCGTAAATACAAACAATCTGGGCAGCATAAGGACAGTCCCAATTACTTTCTTCTTCCCACTCTTTTATTAATTTGAGGGTGATGATATTTCTACGCGATTTATTGAATTCTTCTTCCGAAAGCCTCACATTATTAATATAGTGCAATACTCGACCGTCACTAAAAATAGCAGCAGGACCATCAAGACGGTGAATTTTGCCCTCTTTGTACCATGTTTCCGAACCATCGGGATAGATAGTAGCAGGTCCATCAAGCCGATGCATCTTCCCATTCTGAAGCCATATTTGATCCCCATCTTCATATACTTCTACTGTATACGTTTCCATGTTTTCTCCCTTTCGTACTGAAGTAAAAAATCCATTTTCGTAATAGTGGGTAGTTGGGGCATCTATACATATCAGCATCCCATCATCATCAAAAGTTTGGTTTCCACAAACAACCATTAGTCTACCAACTGTTCTTTCAGCATATCGGCAGTCTCTTGGCTGACTGTAATAGTTACCATCTTCTCTTTCTTACAGGTTGCTTTGATGAATTCTTTCTCGGTGTACTCCTCACCTTCAATGAAGTAGTACTCCCCCCCAGAATCAAACGTAGCAGCAGGACCATCAAGTCGATGTCGTTCACCTTCTTTGAACCATGCTTTGCTATCAACATTATCAATAGCAGGACCATCTATCCGATGTAAACGACCATTCTGATACCATCTTTGACCCCCATCCTCTGCCACCATTACTTCATACGTTTCCATTATAGTTCTCCTAGTTGGGTTTTAAGCATATCTGCTGTTTCTTGACTCACTGTAATAGTTACCATCTTCTCTTTCTTGCTGGTCTTCGCAAGGAATTGTTCCTTTGAGTACTCCTCACCATCAATGAAGTAGTACTTGCTACCACCAGCACAGTAACGACTAAAATCCATAGCAGTACCATCAAGACGGTGGAATTGGCCTTTTTGAAACCATGCTTCATAACCATCAGCATCAATGACAGCAGGACCATCTATCCGATGTAAACGACCATTCTGACACCATGTTTGATCCCCATTCTCTTCTACAGTTACTTGATACGTTTCCATTTTCTTATTCTCCTTTGGGTGTCTTTTCTTCCAATTGTCAGTAGGCATTCCGGGGGTTTCAACATCTAACCAGCTTGTATTCAGTAGTTTATGCTCTTTAATAGGGTATAGTCCAAGGGGAGCGAGTTTCTCCTTATTCCAATACGATAAAATATAGCTTTTCCAAAAACTATCGCTCGACTTTACAAATTTCTTTACTGCTTCCAAAGATACACTACAAAACAATTTATTCACTTCATCAACTCCCCAAGGTGTTGCATCTCCTCCACCAATCATACAATACAAAGAATGAAGAACCAAATCTTTGAATCTGGAACTACTAATCAAAGGGGTGCCCCGAAACTTGAGTATCTTATCCTCAATCTGTTTAATCTCACCAGCAATAATCTCTTTGATTAAACGCTTACGCTCTTTACGCTTCCCAATTTTGTTCTTTATCTTTCCAAAAATACTCATATTATCCTTCCATCTTCTTTATAGTACCCTGCTCGTCACTGTAAAAAACAGGAATTCCCGTTTCTTTCAAAATTATTTGACATTTCTTACATGGTTTTGCAATTGACAATTTACAATCTTTCTTCCTATACCTTACAACAAGTATGTTCAGGTTATCAAAACGATCTATTGCCTTCAGTCTAAGTGCTTTTGCAATAAGCATTTCTTCTGCATGAATTGTGAATTTCGTTGCATGACCATAGAACTTCTTGTTTGATGCAGAACATACGATATGTCCCCCCCGAGTAAACAAGACAGCACCCACCTTACCCCTCTTCACATTAGAGGCTTTGGCCATCTCTGTGGCCTGCTTTATGATGTTGTCTCTTATAATCATGTGAGTGCTGTGTCTGGAAGTTCAATCTCACAAAAGACCTTTCGGCCCTTACGAGGGAGTCTACCTTCATAAAGTTCACGGTACTGAGTTGTTTCCATCCAAAATAAACAGAGTCCCTCGTATTTGTCCCAACAAAGACCAATCTTATCCCAACATGGTTCTTGTTGATCCCCCCAGAAGGTGATCTCTCCATCAGCATCTCTACAGAGCCAACCACGTCTGGTAATCGTTTTCTTCTTAATCGTCATGGTATTCCTTTCGTTAAAGTATTATTCAATCAGCATTATACCACAGATTATCCGTTTGTCAATCAAAATCTATGAACATTTACTTGCCCCACACCCTTCGCAAACGACACAACCATCCTGTCGAAGCAACTTACCCCCACAGGATGCACAGTCTTCACCCGATACTTCTGTCCCATCTCTAATGTACCTCTTCAGGGTTCGGGCCATTGATTTACAAAATCCTGTCAATTCTCCCGTAGTCTTCTCTAACTGATGGACTAGGTATGAGATATCCGTACCATGTCGTAGACTTGTTGATAGGAGTCTTGTAACCGCTTCCTGTTCCTCTGTCTCAAAGTCAATGATATAGTCAATCTCTTTATCAGCACAAACCAGTTTGTACTTGCCCCTCTGAATCTTCTTTAAGTTGCCCTTCTTCAATGAGTTAGGGATATCTGTTACATTTCTTCCGGCAAATACTTCATAAGGATCATTGTTATATAACCCGATGATAACAAAGTACTTATTGCCCTTTACTGTAGGATGATATATATCACAAGGGAGTGACTTTGGTCTCTTTGGGGCAACCGTCTTCTCGATGTTGTTTTCAAGAGTATCATGGGTCAATAGGATACCATCTCGGCAACCATCACGATACACTGTGATACCTTTCAATCCGGCTTCCCATGCAGCCATATAGATATCGCTAACTTCTTCCTGTGTCGTATCCTTATGAAGATTCACAGTAGAACTGACAGACGAATCAATATGCTTCTGAATCACTCTCTGCATCTCAATACGGTCTAACCATCCGATATCGTGGGCAGTATAACCAAACCAAGGCGATTCTTCCATACTACCCCCCGTATTTTCCATCCATGTTTTCAGCTTGGGATGGAGTACGTCATAGATTTCCCAACTATCTCCACTGGCATCCACAAAATCAACCACACCATCACCAGCATAGATTTTCCTACGACGCTTGTATGACAATTGGAATACTGGCTCGATAGCAGAAGTTGTTTGTGTTAGAAGACTTACAGAACCGGCGGGAGATGATGTCAATAGACAGATGTTACGCCTGCCATACTTCACCATATCATTGTATAGTTCTTCCCCCGAAATAACAACTCCCCCTATTGCCACCTCTTCTTCTTTGATACGGTTCAGAAATGGATTGTCTTTCTCCTTCTCAGAATCATATAGTTGGAATGATCCAATTTCCTTCGCCATTTCAACAGATGAACGATAGCATCCGAACTTCAATGTCTTGTAGATGCGTTCGGTTACTGCAATGCCCTCAGAAGACCCGTAACCGACCCCTAAAGCAGCAAGGCAGTCCCCAAGGCCCGTTGCCCCTGTCCCAGTCCTTCTCTCGTTCTCACAGACTCTCAGGATGTTTTCCCAAAGGTTCTTCTCTGTCTGCTTAATGATCTCATCTTCTGGGTCAGACTCAATCTTTTTCAGGATTCGATGGATTGACTCCACCTCAAGGTCTACCACATCGTCAATGATTCTCTGCATAGACTGTGTGTGGATGTAGAAAGTAGCATAATCGAAGTATGCTTCGTCGGTAAATGGGTTTACCACATAGCTGAACAGGTTAGAGAGGATCAATCTACAGCACCCATAGGCGGATAGGAACTGTTCAGCACAAGGATTACAGCTAACAATGTTATATCCTTCGTAGCAATCGGATAGACTTTCACGGACAGCATGATCCCAATTAAGGATACCCGGTTCGGCAGACTTCCAATTGGACTCTACCAATGCTTCCCACAGAGCCTTTGCCTTAATTGTCTTTGTGATTGTAGGATTATCCGAATCTACGGGCCATTGTAGAGTATACTCAGAGTCATTCTTCACACAATTCACAAAATCATCATTGATTCGGACAGAAAGGTTTGCCCCCGTGACCTTTGTTTTGTCGCTCTTGGCACAGATGAAATCAAAAATCTCAGGATGTCGGATATCAAGACTCAATAGGCAAGCCCCCCGTCTGCCATCTTGTCCCACTTCACGAATAGAGTTAGACCAACGACACATGAAGGGGATGATTCCTGTAGAGAATCTTGAAGAATTCGATGTTTGAGTCTTGTTGGGCCTGATATTAGAGATATCGAAGCCTACACCCATACGTCGCTTACTAGACTGGACAATCTCTTGATCTGTAAGCAGAATACCCCCATACGAATCATGGGGACTGGGGATAGTGAGGCAATTGCTAAGGCTTACAAACTGTTCTTTGTTCCCAATGCCTGAAAGCAAACTGCCCTGTGGGACAATGTACTTGAAATTGATAAGCTGACGTAGAAAAGCCTTTGAGTAAGGGTTCTTGAATTTCTTCTTCTCAATCCTATGGACTTCGGATATAATCCGTTCCAGTGTTTCCTCTGGGCCTGACTCTAAATAGTTTCCCTCTGCATCCTGTAGGACGTACTTAAAGTAAACTTGAGCAGCCAGTTCATCGTTATCAAAATAATTAAGGGTATTCTTATAAACTTTTTCGTATTCGTGCATCTTATCCTTCTTCGCACAGCATTGTAATTTCAACCCATGCTTGTTCCATGATTACTCCTTGGATCGTAACCTTACCTTCAGCAGGGTAACTAACAGACTCAACTACCATAGGGATATCTATCGTGTCACCCACCTTCAGTTCTTCTACATCCTGTTCCCTCATTGTTCATTTTCCTTATATTGATTCATTATAATCTACCATTCCTGTGATAATAACACTAGCGCGAACCAGAGAAACCCGCCAACGAGAGCCTTGACAGCTAGACCTAACAATTTACACCTCTCAACCCAACAACCTTCGTCATGGTCATACCTTGCAACATCTAGATAACCGTCAATATCTTCCCAAGGGGGTGTGTAGCTATCGTAAGGCCCACCGTATGTCATTACTTCACTATTTCTCATTGTCTTTCTCCCATCAAAGTCTTATCAATTTCTTTCTTTACTTTTACCCAATAAATCTCTGTCGATTTCTTACTCATCCCCCTTGGACCACCATTATGAATTCGTGCCTTCTCTTCGTTAGAGAATGCCCCGTAACGTGCCCAGTAAGCCCGTATGACCTTTTCGCATACAATAGGGTCTTCCACAAGGGTATCGTAGTCAATGTCCTTACGAAGGTACTCACAAGCATCCTGCCAGTACGCCTTACCTATCTGATATCTGCCCCTAGACTTGTTGTTGTCGCCAATTGCTTTATCATTCTTATTAGACTCCACAATAGCCATTGAATCGAATAGAATGTAGTCGGACAAAAGTTCACAATCTGGTTGAGTCTTCTTTTCCAGTTCTGTAACTTTGTCCTGTAGCACAATGACTTTCTGTGCAAGTGCTTCATTGTCTATTTTAAGATCACCAGAAGATTGAATTAGAGGCATAGTAACAAAAGCAAAACACAGAATAACCCCAATCAAAAAATCAAACATCAATAACTCTCCGTAAAAGTGGTTTGGTGCAACATCTCGTGAAATACGTTGCTCAGTTGGTCTAAGTCTGCCCCATCGTTGTCACAGCAGATATTGCCATCAATGTCCTTGTATACCATAACAGCCCAACCATTCCCCCGACCGTCTGTAAAATCTAGGTATAGTGTGTCGCCTTCAATTGTGAAATTAGTAATTTCCATGTTTACTCCTATAGTTATCCCAAAAGACTCTTCAGTATCACATTACAATATGCCTCATGTGAAGCTTCATAAGCCAGTGCCGCCTTACGCAAGCATGTAGCTAATCCATCAGCCCTAGTGTGGGTGAATGTGCAAAGAAGGTCATCCCCAATAACTAGATTGTATTCACATGAACCCATAATATCTGACTCGTTTGATTCTACATTGATAATCTCTATCATCGTTTCTCCATTAAAAAATGCCCGCATATCATTATACACGGGCGGACCACAAAAAACTATTTATTCTTCAAAACCGACAATCAGTTCGTTGTATTCATCTTCCTCGATGATGTCATATTTCTCCCCATTTTCTGTCTCTAGGACAGGACAACCAAATACCTCAATGAATTGACGATCTGTTTCAGCAAGAAACTCTCTCTCAATGTAGGCTTCCCCCTCTTCAAAGGTATCAACATCACAAATTAGTTTGAAGTCCGGGATGTAGACTACTTTGTACTTCATTTTATACCCCCCACGATCTTATCCAGTTCAAAACTAACCTTGGACTTTATAGACTTCTTCATAATCTTATACTTATCATCAGCAGACAGCCCAACATCTTCATTGGATTGAACCAGTATCTTATTGATCTTCAGACTCTTTCGATACTTTTTGATGTACACATAAAGAACCACCCCAACAGCAACCACAACAATCAGGATAGCCCCCGCTACGGCAATAAACATAATCAAGGTTGACCCATCTACCTGTAGAGTCCCTATAGAAATACCCCATCCACCTGTAGTCTGGTTCGTTGTAGCATTCAGTTGGTTTGATACTTCTTTACTCAAGTCTGCTTTGAAGTCAACAGATGCAAATTTAGCCTCCACCTTAGCCTCTACTGCCACATCTACATCAGCCTTGACAGCATCCTCGAAGGAACATCCAGTACACAGTACCATTGCAAAAATCAAAACCAAGATGTGTTTAAAGTAAAGCAAACAGGATACCTATCAGAGCCTTTCCAGCCAATGCGGTTGCCGCTTCACGGTTTGCAACAGCCTTCTCATTGAACTTAGTGGCCTCTACGACGAAGTTCTCTACCACACCATACCATTCATCATCAGTGCAATTATTCCTTAGAAGGTTAAGACCATCATAAGAATCCTCAGAGAATAGGCTATTCAAAATAACCATAGCCTGATCTTTGCCAATGGCAATCAACATGGGGATAATGGGGGCAAAGATGTCAAGAAACTCCTGCACCATCTCATCATTGATTTCAACATCGACTTCTTGAGTTCCTAGTGTTAGGACAGACATTATTTAATACCCCTAAAATAGTCTACAACAGGGTCAAGAGACTTCTTGGATAGCTCTAGGGCTTTGATAGCTTTGGCTACCCCCTCTGTCTGGTCCTCTAAGGGCATATCCTGCAAACGCTCTAGCTGATAGGTCACAGTAATCTCTGCCGAGTATGCAGCCCGTTTGATCTCTGGGGGGGCAAACACTCCCTGACAACCCAAAGACATGGAACACAGAATCAGTACTATAATAAGTTTCTTCATAATATACCTAACTAACTACAAACATCATGTTTTGAATTGATGCACTATCCGATCCAACCTTGATCTGATTCACAGCCTTGGTCACATTGAAACTCTTGGTCACATTGATAATGATACCATTGACATCAAGTGCAATAGTCACATCAAGCACCAGTTCCTCAGTGCCCCCTTGGGCTTCTAACGTGATACTCTGGATATACTTACCCACTTTGAAGTACTTCACAGCCTGCCCACTTGTCTTATCAAAGATACTCAACACATCAGCCGTCTTGATAGGGACAGTGATGGTGGGCATATTAGAGACTACTACCACAAGGCTTAGATTCGGAGCAGCATTAGGTACTTCGATGGTCTGCACCTCAAGACGCTCGATACTGGTACAAGAGGGGGCAAAACATAACACAAACACAAACACTAACAACACTAACAACATTAAAGCAATACTTTTCATAATTTCTCCTAAATAACGAACTAACGATACACCAAATGACGTACCAACAATACATACAATAAGACAAGGACACTAACGACGCCATACCACAGAAAAATACAAAGACTAGCAACGAAAACGTACTAATCCAAGAAGTGAATGGGATGCCTACAAACAAAATACAGGTAAAATATGTAAAAATGGCACTAACAACCATAAAAACCAGAGAACATAAAAATATATAGGTGGTGTTCACGTCTTACCTCAAAAGACTATACACTATTTCGTACTCTCAAATACTACCAACTATTTCCCTCTGATGCTTTCTTACAAAAATGTAAGACTCTCATCACGATACCAAGATAATCCATCTTATCAACAATACTCGAACGAACCCAATTCCTGTCCAGAAACTCGCATTTTTCGACAGCTTCGCAACAACTAACAACATCATCGTGGCAGAAGAAGCCATTGATATGAGGCTCAATGAATGAACAAATACCTCCATTGTATGTAGCCACTACTGGAACTCCGTACATCATAGCCTCTTTGGGGGCCTGTGGTGAGCAGTCACAGATGTTTGGAAGGTGGATAAAGCAGGAGGCATTGTAGAATACATCATCTCTGCCATCTACCAACTCACCATGGAAGTTTACAGCCCTACGGAACCCATTGAAATACTCTTGGTCGTCAATACGCCCATACACATCAAGGGTCTTTCCTAGACGTTTGCAAGCCTCTGCTGCAATATGAACCTGTTTCATGGGATGGATACGGCCAACAAACAGCGGGTTTCCCGTATTGTCTAATGCTCGATCTACTTCAATTGGTGGAATGAAGTTAAAGATGGATGGACCATTCACATTATCATTGAATCTTGCAAACTCTTTACTCAGATAAATCTTATTCCTTACCTCATCATGTGGGTACTTCTTGTACGGATCACCCCCCATAATAGAGACTACATTGTCAAAAAACTGTCCAGCTAGGTGGAACATACTATTGTCAATGATGCAGTCATATTTGGTGTGATTCTCCTTCAGTTGCTCAAACAGATTCACTTCATAATTTGCATCATTTACCTTTGTCTCGTACACCCGAATATTTGAAAGATCGTCAAAATAATAAGTAATTTTACGGGCAAATTCATCTACTGTTGAAACATCAATAGGTGAAGTCAAAATACCATCAGCAGTACCTAATCCGGCATACACATCCAAGGAATCAAATAAATAGTACTGTTTTAGTACCTTAATGAAATGGTGAAGGAATCGCTCTGATCCACCATAACCTTTTGGTGGGATACTATTCTCAGGACATGCTAGTATTGCTAATTTCATTATAACTCACAATATGTTATGGGGCTACTTACTCCGGCAGAGAAGAACTCTGCACACTTTACTGAATCAATGACAATCTTTTTCTTGTTCTTGCGGTTCTTTGTCCCATGCAAGTATCCAAGGGAATAGGACTCACCACACCCCACAGAGTCATACCCACATAAAGACTCCCCCACCTGATAGTCTTCGTCAATCCGAAACAACCTACCCCTATAGCCTAGTAGGAAGCAGCCCCCAGTTTCCTCACCATTGACCGTTGTGCTAAATCCCCCATCTTTTAATGTTTTCCTAACAACATCAATCAACTTTGTGACCACATACTCATAAGAATCCATCCCAAGGGGATGCTTCGGGGGCTTCAGATTGAATCTAAGTAATTGACCCATACGGAAGGAAGAGGTAAATCCAAGAACCATCTTCTTGCCTATCTTGAATACCTTCTCATCCCTTCGAATACTAATATCATATCCGGCAACCCCTGCCGAATCACCGGCCATGTAAACCTTCTTACCATCAGTCAATGCTGCAATACAGGTCACTTGTTTCTCCTAAAATAGCTTATTACTTGCTTCTTCAATTCGTTTTTTTGCAATATCAAAGTATGTCTGTTCTTTCTCAATACCAATGAACTGACGACCAAAATTTACACAGGCTACTCCTGTTGTTCCGCTACCCATGAATGGATCAAATACAACATCACCATCATTACTCCATGAGATAATATGATCGTGGGCTAATTGCTCCGGGTAAGAAGCTGGATGATCCCCTTTTTGTTTAGAATTAGGGATATTCCACACATTATCTTTAACTTTTGTTTCTTTTATTACCCTATTTATAGAGTGACGGTCAGTTCTTAATGAACCATCTTGTCTACGTTGTCCATAATTATCTGTCTTTTTCTTACCAGCGTTTATACACGGAATTTTTATATAATTACATCTAGGTTTACCCCTGCTAAATACAAACATATATTCAAAACCCTGCCAATATCTTTCGCATTTTGGATCGTAGGGGGTAGCATTTTTTTTCCATATCATAGTATCATGCAGCCGGAACCCACACCCCATGGCATAAAGGGCTTGCTTGAAGCTGGTTCCTGTCTCACTCCCCTTGATTGTAGCATCCCCAACAACCCATACAACAACACCACCTTCTTTAGTTACTCGATATAGAGATTCTAACACAGGCTTCCACACATGCTCTCCCCAATCCAAAGAATCATTGTAAGTCCTTAGATTGTCATAAGGAGGAGATGTGACAGTAAGGTCTATTGAACCATCTTCAATCTCTTTCATCCGTTCTAAACAATCACCCTGCATTAGTCTCATCAATAATTCCAATCAATGCCTTCTTCTTCCATTCTTCGACGAAAGAGAATAACATCTTGCTTCATCATTTCTTCTTTACTTTCATCAATACCCCTGAAACCACCTTCACTTACATGGTGGACGGCCTTCGCCTCTGTGTCTAGGAGCATCATGCCTTTTGTCCCCATTCGGAGAGTGAAATCAGTTTCAGCCCTATACGAGCATTGACTATAGTCGGTACAAAATCCACCAACGACTCTTGCCACTTCAACATTGTATACAAAGGATGAATAGATGTGGTGGACTTCAAAAATTATATGCTCACCAGACCATTCAAAGAACTGTAAATGCCGTGGGTTGCTGTCCCATGATCCCTCTTCATTACTACAAGCACCTTCATCATTGTTCTTGGATGGATAGAATCCACCAGAACAGACTACACCATCAAAGTTGAATACCCTTACCAACTTCTCCATACAGTCTTTTTCAGGAATAAGATCATCATCCCACTTGGCGATAAGGGGGGTCTTCCTATTCTTTAGAACAAACTCGAAAGCAGCCTGTTGACCATGGACATCCCCCTTGACTGGGTTCGGGTTCTCAATCACTGTAACTTTGTGGGTCAATTCCAATGGGAAGTCGTTGTTATTCACAATGATGATTTCAGCAGGCTTCTTTGTCTGCCCAAGGAAAGCTCCAATGGTCTTGTTTAGAATATCAGCCCGCTCTTTACCCTTGGTAGAGATGCATACGGTGTAATCAAAATCATTGAATAATGCGAAGTTAGTTTCCATTGGTAAAGTACTCTGGAGTAATGACTTCAATCTCTCCCGCTTGAACCTTACTTGAGATGAAGTCAACATCCTTCTTGAACTGTTCAAGCATAATCTCCTGACCATTACCAGTCATATGGTTTACATTGTGGTAGCATACAACACAAATTGAATTGCAGTCAATTGCATCCTGTACCCCTCGTTTTACCTCATCAGGGAACCGAATATCGGCAGCAACAGAGATACCAATAACCTTGTACTTGTAATCATTGGGATAAAGTCGTTTATTTCCCGTAATGATCCATGTATCTTTTTCAGGAAGATAGTTACCAAACGTCAGACGCATCCATGAGAATTCATCTACAAACTTCTGTAAATGCTCCCCAAAGATGTTGTCCGTACCATAGGGCACAATAAGACTGTCCCCATGATAACCATGTTGATTCAACCATCCCTTAGCCTTGACACAATCAGTGAAGAACTCTTCAATTGTCCCCTTGGGCACATTCTTTCTTGTTGGATCATCAATTGCTCGTAGGTGTGAATAGGAATGATTGCAGATATAGTGTCCTTGTTCATCCAACTTAATCAGGTCACGAGTACCAAAGAAGCCTAGTGTATCCACCTTGTCAACCACTACACTGAATGTACCTTTAAGGCCATTATGTGCAAGCAGTTCTCCTGCATACATCTGGTCAATAACCCCATCATCAAACGTCAACATTACTTTACCCATCTTTGAATTCTCCATTCTTCATGTAATACGTTGTATAGTCAATCAGTTTACTTACTTCGGGCAACCACCCCAACTCATATACCTTGTGTTGGGCACCAAACCAGTTGGTTTCACAATACCGGATGATGTTCTTCTCTGTACCCCATACCAGATGGTTCTTACCCATTCGACTGGCAAGGTGCATAAGGCCCGTACTTCCACCCACAACCAAATCAGCTACACCCATGATATCTACACAATCATCAAGGGTTGTGTCATTCAGAAAGTTGATTACACAATCATCGAAGACATACTCTTCTTTCTTGTTCAAACCTAGCTTACCAATGACTACACAATTGTAATCTTGAGACATTGCATTCACTAGACTAGCCCAATCAGATGGACTCATATTCCGGTATGTGGACATCTCTCGATTCCGCACACAGAACACAATCGTCTTATCCTTGTCCATCTTGGGACACTTGCTTGTGTCTTTTGACCCGATGAGATTGGGTTTACCAATCATATACTGTGGATCATTGAACTTCTTGAGATTGTTATACCAGAAGAAGGGGAATTCACCCATCTCTTTCTTACACTCTTCTGTAACAAAAGTAGCCAGCTTGTCTAGCCCTTTCTTTCGCTCATCATTCATCCCATGCCAGAGAAAGCATTCGGCTTCAAAGGCCGGGATTTCGATTTCACGATACTCTGCAAAGTCATAGAATGATCTCTTACCGGCAGCACCATAAACTACGCACTTGCTATAACAACTCTCAAGAAATACATTCCTGATTAGGGGTTGCCATCCAAATAGTTCGTGCCCAAGCTCGCCCACATAGGGGCCTACGACTAATGTGTCTTTTGTAATTTTTACTTCTTTACCGTCCATAATTACCCTTCATCTTCACCTCACCAATGCTACGGTCATTCTTGTACATCTTCATGCGAAAAAACGCCCAAGAGGTGCAAACAGTGTTTCGTTTGTCATAGTGGATCACTACATCATTAAAAAATTCACCCCGTGTTTCGGAGTATCCATGTAAATCATTCAGCAGCTTCATTGGCCCCATCCTTTTTGTCATAGAATTTTTGTTCGAGTTCTTCTTGTGTCGTAGACTCTACATCTATAATCTCATCATCAGTTAGACGGTCCCTCCAAGAGGGGGTATTTGAATTGATGATGATTGTCTGTTCTCGATTATCAATATTGAGTGTGTTTGCGTCTTTGATCCTGCCCCTTACCTTTGCCACAGATTCTAGGACATTCTTCTTGCTGTCCAATTCAACCTTGCCCCAAGGATTCCCATACTTGTCTACTCCCTTGCTGGCAGAACTCAAGATGGATGTATCAATCCCCCGGTCTCTAAGCTCTTGTAATGTCTCTTCGCCATTTAGGTAGGTTTCGTAATCAGCAATGTCAGCCTTTACCAAGTCAAGCATCTTGATTTCAACATAATTGTCTACAAACCCAGTCTTATCCAGAATTTCAGTAATACACCTTGAGATAACAGGGTGGTGTAACATCTGTACAGCAAGAACGGCAGACGCTTTTGTCTCGTATCCAGCCTTGCGGATAGCATCAGCTCCCTTGAAACCATTCATAAAGTAGTGATAAACAAAGTTGACCTGTCGTGGGGTGGTCAAATCATCCATAGCAGGAACGTACTGCCCAATCTTCTTCATAGCCTTTATTGTCTTGACAAAGGCTATGCTCTTTGGGGGTTTCTTTTTCTTCTTCACAATCGCGTTTTTCTTGTTCTCAGTCATACTTCTCCACTACCACTTGGCTGGTTTGTCCGATAGGCTATCAAGAAACATCTCAGCCAATAAAATCAGGAGAGCAACTAGGCCGTACAGGGCAAAACAAAGACCTATAACTCTGTCTCTTTTCGTCCACGGGAGCGGAAAAAACTTCTTAACCACAATATGCTTTTCAACCAAATATGTGGCAACCATGCAAACGACCCATCCGGCGATAATCAATGTCAATAGCATTTCAATTCTCCTGTTATACTTCTTTGTACTCTACATCATCTAAATTTAAACAACTCAAATCACTACCCCCTGCATAGGAGATTGAAGACTGTAAATTCTGTTTAATATCGTCAAACGTATTCCAAATACTGCCCCGATAATCAATCAGGATTTTCTTGCCCTCTATGTGCTTACTCCTATTCTTATTATACGTAGAAGCACTCCCAAAATATTCCTTATATTTCTTGCCATTAACCCCAATTTCAATCACATCACCGGGGCTTTCCTCATGTCCTGCAAAGATGTTACCCCCCATGACCAAATCGGCACCAAAGACAAGAGCCTTTGCAATATCTGCCCCACATCGGATACCCCCATCGGCAATAATCTTTATTCTACAATCATTTAAAGCACTTTTACAATCATTGATAGATGTAAGATTCCAGTTAGCACTACCAAAACCTGTATGAATCTTTGTAGAGCATACGCTACCGGGGGCTATCCCTACCTTAATAGCGTTAATCCCACTACCGCTTAAATAATATGCCGCCATCTCTGTGCATACATTCCCCGCAATCAAAAATACATCAGGATAGAGAGTGCAAACAAAATCAATCATATCAAGAACCCGTTGCGTATAAGCATGGGCAACATCAATGGTGATATAGTCTATCCTATACCCATTATGCTTCAACATTTCAAGGAAACTACGATCCTCTTGCTTGATGCCCACTGAAATGGATACAAAATGGTTCTGCATCGTGTGAATGAAGTCCATCTCTTGTGTTGTATTGTCAAAGAAACGGTGCATGATATAGAAGAACCCCCGCTTAGCCATATCCTTAGCTAACTGGGGACACATCACACTCTTCATATTGGCCGGAATTACAGGAATATTGAATGTTCTATCACCAAGGGTAACAGAAGTGTCACATTTACTCCTAGATTCAACCACACACTTGTTAGGCACAAGCATCACATCATCATAATCCAGCATTGTCTCAATCATCTAATCACTTCCCAACGGCTGTTCCATGAACCATGTTTATCAATATCTTTCAAATAGTCAACAATCTCACCCAAAGTCTCGAAGTAGTAATCAGGATGAACCAGTCCGACAATCCACCCCGGAATCGTGTGGAACCCCCTTGGGGCATAAATCAGGACTGGTTTCTTTTGCCCCACGGCAATCACAATCTCATGTGTAGTCCCATAGGTGGGGATATCTACATCCAAGAAAGCAATCAAAAAATCAGATTTATCAACCATACGCAAATCAGGGCCAATGATTTTATGCTTGACATAGTAATGAGCCTTCTCGTATTGCTCTAACTCCCTATACTCTTTGTACTTCTCAAGCTCGGTATCCAATCCTTCTGTAATAGAACCCGGCTTATCAGTAGGATCAAAAAACGAAAGATCAATCCCCCCCTTAGAGATAAGACCCCTCAGAGACTTTCTCCAATCTCTACCCCCATCAGACAAAACCTCAATTGGGCCTGCAAGATATCCAATCGCACCCTTCAACTTCATTACAATTCCTTTACAAGGCTAATACCATCAGCTTGACTGACCATGAATCCCTTACCATCAACAATCTCTTCTAGAATCTCTTTAGAGTGGGACACCATAATGATCTGTAAATCAAGCATATCTGCAAGTTTATGAATCATCTTACCAAATTCAGTGTGACTTAAAACACTATGCTTCCCCGGTTCATCAAGAATGAACAAGGGGGCAGGCTTAGGATTCATCAGAGAATACATCCCCAATCGTAGGGCCAATGAAGCCACATCCAGTGGTCCACCCCCATCTTCGTTCATGGGATCGTACTTCTCACCCCCCTTGATATACCAAAAAGTGACCTCTGTTTGGTTTCTCTTGATCTCAAAATCAATACAAAAACCATAATCCTCACCATAAACAGATGAAAGAGCCAAGGACGCTACCTCCTCCAGATACTCCTTTACTTGTCCCTGTGTGATAGACATTACATCGTTCACAACATCCCTAGCTCTTTCAAAGTCAATAAGTAAGTTTGTCAACTCTTTTTCTTTAAGAATAATGTTGGAAAAATCTAGTTCCAAACTTTCCTTCTTGAGCTTCTGCTTATTCAAAACATTACGAATTTTTAACGTATCAAATGTCAAATTGCTTCCTCAACATATCTCGTGACTCTTCACTGAGTGTAATTGTCACCATCTTTTTCTTACTGGTCTTCTTTTTGAATTGCTTCTCAGTATATTCAACCCCTTCAATCCAATATTCTTTGGTTCCACTAGCCCTAATTATTGCAGGACCATCTAAACGATGTCTCTTCCCATTCTTCCACCATGCTTTAAAGCCACTATCATCAATATAAGCAGGCCCATCAAGTCGATGCCATTGGCCATTCTGCTTCCATTGTTGTGAATCTTCGTCTACTATAACCTCATACGTTTCCATCATATTCTCCTTAGTGTTATTGAACAATAGCATTATACTACATATATACTCTATGTCAAGACAAATCTATGTTATTCTCTTTGATGAAGGTATCGACCTCTGTGTAAAGGGAATCCAGTTCACCCTGAAGTACAACAATCTCCTTGTCATACCCTTCCAGAAGAACTCCAACTTCATCCATTGAACCCACATCAAACTCTTCTAGGATGGACTCCTCTAGCTGCTTCTGTCTTCCTTGGAGCTCTGTCTTCTCTTTCTCCATACTAGAGATATGAGTCTTGATCTTATTGATGTCTTTGACTTTTTGTTCTGTGTTATTCATTCTATGATACAAACCCTTCTTTAATAATTCCAACAATTTTTTTATCTATTTTATTCTTCTCTACATATACATCTAGGTTATCAAAGAAACTTGTGCCAATACTGCCTTCTTTTCGCAGTTTTGCAACAAATTCATCCAATATCTTATTCTCTTTTTTCTTCTCATCATTCTCGAAAAATGGGTTATCCTTTACAGACAGATACTCTAATTCGTATTCCAGTGTCTCTGTATCGAAAATAACAACATGAGGCTTGTGCTTGCGGTCTCGATCACTTCTCGACAACCTAAGCATCGCTCCACAATTGATTAGAGTGACATCATCAGCCTCATACTCATACGAGTAGTGGTAATCACCCAGAAGATACAGATTGTATCCAGCATACTTTTTCACATATCCTGATGGTGAAATGAGTGGCTGGCCGGGATACAGTTCATTATCCCCCACCATTGCATGAGAAATACAGATATTGAATCGTTTATCATCCTTTGGCATCTTGGGTGTTTCACCATACGCATGACCGTAAATATCGACATTACCTATTGACATCCCATAATCAGCACAATCAACCAACTTGAATAAATCAGGTAAGGCCGTAGCAATGATCCTCAAGGCTGATTCTTCCTTGTACTTCAGGCTATGGTACAACATATCATGCTGTCCATGAATAGCATACACAGGAATATTGTGTTTTCGGATAAGCTCGATGATATCACAAATCAACCCCTTGGAAGGACTTGGCTTATCAAAGAAGTCACCAGCCTGTAGAACAGCCCTGCAAGCTCGCTCACAGGCCGTTGAGAGTACATTGTCTAATTTCTGTAGGCATACTGCCCTAAAGTCCTCTTCGACTCTCCCAGAGGGTGTGGTGTCCTTTACATGACCATCTCCTAGTAGACAGAACTTCATTCTATGACCCTATCACAAAAAGGACAAACTTCAAATTCGTTATATAACAATTCATACTCTTCTTCCAAATCTAAAAGTCCATCGACCTTCGTTTTAATTGACTCTGCATACCTATTATACTCGGAGAACAAAGAAGAAACCCTCTCCTTCTCCTTTTTAATATCTGCAATCATACCACAATCGGATAAAAACAAGTCAATCGTCTTTTGAACTCCCCCACTATCCTTGATATTCCCAATACGAACAACCAAACTATTGTAGTTTGTATACAACCCACTGATCTTATCACGCTTAAGACTAAGTGCTTTCAGCTTTTCTAGTTTGTCTTCAACAGCATCAAAGTCGAAAATGGGGACAACAAGACGATCAAATGATTCTACAACAACCAAGTATTTAGCATATGTGGCAGAAAGAGCCTCCTTCTTACTACACACATTAGATAACTTCTCTTCTAGGGTCTCTACAGAGGACACCAAGGCTTCTAGGGCGTCAATATGCTGTAAAGAGGCAAGGGCTTCTGATAGCTCCTGCTTCTTCTCAGCATGGTACTCAATATCCTGTTTGACCTTTCGCTTAGACGAATTCAGGTTCTTTACAACATTCTCCGCTTTCTCTAATCGTGTAACCTCATTGATGATGCTTGCAGCCTTACCCCCAGACTCATTCAATAGAAAGAAGTTGTCGAACTGTTCCTGAAGGTTGATATCGTTAAAATTAACAAACTCTAGGATAGCTTCGGGGACATTACCCCCCAAAGCGGTATAGGTTTCCCCATTGAATTCATAAGAACTTGTAGTCTTTGTCCTTGTGAAGATGATCTCTTTGCTATCCACAGTTACGATGATCTTACATTGCTTCTGTCCCCTACGGATATATGAACTACCCCTTGGCTTCTGCATGAAGACTAACTTCAATGCTCTGATGATTGAAGTCTTCCCCGATCCATGTGAACCACAAATGACATTGATGTTCTTGTTCAAAACAATCTCTGTGTCTTTGTGGGACTGGAAGTTGATTAACCTAATTTTTTCAATCATCCCAATTCAAGTCCTTATTCTATGGTTACTCTGTATTCGTTTCCATCTCTATTTTTATAATGAACTACATTACCAAATTCGTCATATACTAACCACTCTCTAAAACCACGAGGACTCCCCCACCACATACAAAGAGTACAATCCCAAAAATTCATTTGATGCAATATACGACCTAATCCATCATATTCGTACTGCCGCTCACGGACAAAAGACCCCCAATAATTCTTTTGGCTTACTACATCCCCTGATTCATTATATTCATAAAAATCCTCAAACCCATTACAGTCAATGAGATAAACATTATTACCATGTTCATCATACTCTTTCCAATACTCAAAACCATTCCAATCAATACAATGAATCTCATTCCCATGTTCGTCATACTCTTTCAAACGATCAAACATATTTGGGATATTTATGTCATCGAATTCTTTGTCTTCAGACATATTATATTCTTCTTCAGGGACAATCCTCAATACTTTGAATTTATCCGTAATTAACTTAGTCCCCCAGACAGTATCACAAGAGACAAATACTTCCCCAAGTACAGCAATCTCTAACATTACAAAAGTAGAATAATCAAAATCAAACAAGTATCTTGTGGCAAGATCACTGATGATTTGTTTACGTTTTTCCCGATCTGACTGATAAAAGAAATACTCATCCATATTCTTACAAAAATGCGACCCACGATTATGCCACATTTCACCTTCAAATGAGTAAGTCTTCCCAACTTCATAAGTGATATTAATACATCTTCCTTTGAATGTACCCATGTATGCTATCATCCCAAATCCTTATCTCAGGTGTATTCTTCTATTGTACTCACAATTACCTTAAACATGCCAACAGTCAGAATCGCACTCAATGAGGGTATCAATACATTGTTCCAAATTTTCTTGGTCTTCGATGGGGAGGTCCATGATTGCTCTTTGAATGTCTTCACATTGTGACAAATCTTCTTGGTATTCGATGGGTAGGTCCATGATTACTCTTTTAATGTCTTCTAAGTCCATTTTTAATTCTGTCTACAATACTGTGTTCCGTCGTTGCCCACAGCTACTTCATACGTTTCCATTATAGTTCTCCTAGTTGAGTCTTCAGCATATCAGCAGTCTCTTGGCTGACTGTAATTGTTACTGTCTTCTCTTTCTTGCTGGTCTTCTCGATGAATTGTTTCTCAGTGTAATACTCACCATCAATGTAGTAATATTCCTCACCATTACCCCAAATCGAAGCAGGACCATCAAGTCGATGTTGTTTTCCTTCCTTATACCATGATTTGTACCCACCTGAATCAATATAAGCGGGGCCATCAAGACGATGTAGCTTACCATTTTGACGCCATCTTTGATTCCCATTCTCTTCTACAGTTACTTGATACGTTTCCATTTTCTTATTCTCCTTAGTGTTATTGAACAATAGCATTATACCAAATCTTGTGCTGTTTGTCAAGACTTAATTATCCCAATTCAAATCCTTGAAGTTAAATTTATTCAAATTATCGAAAACAGCTTTAAGGTCCGGCCAATCTACTTTTTTCTTCGGCCTACTTGAAAACTCTTCGATACGACGCATACACCAACCATACTGTTCTGGTCTATTCGTCTTCAACCAGTCTGCAAACCACAATGCATTCTTATGGGCCGACCTTTTCCCAAACTTGTGGCAAGCGGAACATAATGTGATTCCTACTCTTGGATTGAAGGAATGTAAGAAGTAGGCCTCTTTTGGCAATAGGTGGTGTGCTTGTGTGAATCGGTCTGACCCACAAATGGTACACTTATAATCACTGTAATTCCTTATCGTGATTGACCACAAACGGTAACATTTTCTCATCCAATACTGTGAATGGACATCCTCTTTATTCTTTTGGAGCTTCGACTTCTTCTTCAGTTTTGACATCGTTGTACTTATGCCGATTCTTACGCTCTGGTGTCTTATGCATGTCGAACCATACGCGAGCTACCTCTTCTTCGATTACCTGTTCCATGTTGTTGTCTTCGATATAGGCCACAGCCCTGTGCAAACCTTGACCCAGCGTGACTTCTTCTCCGTCTTCACCAACCCAGTAGAACCAAGAACCATTGTTTGTCGCCTTGGGGTTTACCTTTTCGATGATCTCTTTATCTAAACCACACAACCATTCAATATTTGCCGATAGATCATCCACCCCTACATCAAACAAGACCTTAAACATACCCTCTCGGTGAGGGGGACCAACCTTGTTCTTTTCAATCTGGAATCCTAGATTGACACCAATTTTTTGCTTGTACTTGTTCTCAATATAACCCTTATGCCGTAGCATGACCCGTGTTGATGCGTAAAACAGAATAGCCTTACCACCGGACACTGTGTTCTTCTTATACATCTCACCCACAGCATCCCGTGTTTGGTCGATGGCAATAATTGAGATATCATTTGCCGCCATTTCAAACAGGTATTTACGGAACGCCTTAGAGAAACGCTTTGCCCTTGACATATCGTAAGAGCTTTTGTCGATATCCTCACTAAGCTCTACCTCTGATGGAAGGGCTGAAAGGGTGTCCACTCCAATACAAACAGGACCACGAATCTTACCCTCTTTGACCTTCTCAATCACTGTAGCCACAATGACATCAAACAGGTGTTCAATGCTCTTAGGATGGCAACACCCAAACTTTCCATCAGCAGCCAGAACTTCTTCAAAGGCTTTCTTCTGAACCTTGCGGACATCCTTCTTGGCTTCGTTTGCCTTATTCTCTTTGGCAACATTCTCTAGTTGTACTTCTTCATCCAACCAATTACCTACATCAAGACCAAACAATTCAGCCCTATCAAAATCCATCGTATGTTCTGCGTCTGCAAACACAGCATATCCTCCCCTACGCTGGCAAGCACCCAAGATTTCCTGACACAATACAGTCTTTGCTGTCGAGTTAGCCCCATAGATATGCGTAATACGGTTCTCTGCAACGCCACCGGGGGCAGAATTAGAAATTGATAGGTCTAAAAGAGTACTTCCTGTAGAGAAATACTCCTTTACCTTAGCCAGTACTATTCTTTTAAGACTATCACTAGCCTTTTCTTTTTTTTGTTTAGCCACGTCGGTTCCTATTGATTTGAGCAATCTCACTATCTGTTGCTCCTTCGGGACTTTCCTTCACATTCACTTCCCCCCAATAATTCGATTGGTAAAGAAGTCCCTCAAGCTGTAGCATGGACTTTCTCTGATGATATGCTTGGTATACGGCATCAATATCATCGGCAACCTTTTCAGCATCAATCTGTTCAAGCTTAGCCTTCAGGACTCTCTCATCCTTCTTGGCAGTGGAAGTGATAGCAGCCTCAGTTACCTTTGCTACATTGTACTCATCTGGATTGTTTCGAATATCAGTCTCTACCAAAGCACTTGTTTCATCAGCACTTAGCTTCTTTCGCTTTGCTTCTGCCTTAGCTTCGGCCAGCATAGCACCAGCCTGCTCACAATAAACAGGCTGGTGCTGAGCTTCCACATGCAGAGCATTGATATCGACGCTAAGGTTCTCGCGTAGTTCTTCAATACTATGTTCGTTCGTCTGCACGTTTTCTCCTCCGACTTACTCGATCTTTGATGGCTTCAACAGTGTCATCATCAACCTTCTCAGGTTCACTGGCTTCTGCCGAGCCCCCTGAATCTGCCGAATCTGCTGTATCTGCTGTATCTGCAATCACTGTCACATCATCAGAACTGTCCGCTGTTTCTGGTGTTGCTTCTACCTCAGTTGTCTCTACTGTCTCTTGTACCCTACGTCGGCGATTTGTTCGTTGTTCGAGCTTCTGTTCAAGATTAACATCCGTATCTTCTCCAGCAATACCACCTTCGAACAAACTCTTGATATCGTCATAGGAATAGAACGTCAAGATATCGGTATATCGGGGCACATCAAGCCAATCATCGCTGTAGCCTTCAGCATCTTTCTCAATGTCAAAACCATAGTATTCAGTTTGGAGTCCTTTACCCTTACGGTTGAAGTAGCAGATGTATCCCTCATCAGGATCGGCAAGGTCGATAATCTCACCCTGACGAGTCTTCGTCTTAACCATAATACTCTTTTCGTATAGACGTACTGGGACACGGAAGAAGTACTTCCTTGCTGTCTTTGCCGTAGAATTCAGCTTCACCCACATAAGATATCGGTTTGGCCGACGTTCGGAAGCCTTACCATAGAAGCATCGAAGTTCTTTTACGTTTTCCTCCCAATACTCTTTGTTATCAATACCTTCATTCTGCATCTCGTAACATTTCTTTTGCTTTAGGTCCATCTCATCACAAATGGGGCAACGACCATCCTTGATCTCTTCGGGGATATCAATCCCAAACTTTGTGAACACTTGCTTCATCATGGCAGGACATAGAACATCATCGTTGTTCGGACCTACTCCATAGTGGACAAACAGTTCAAGGGCATAACGTGGGGAGTCTGCATCTTGGGCAGGCAGAATGAAAAATTCATGCTGCTTCCCAGACCCATCTTCCTCTGCCGAAGGATAAAACTCTTCCAAATCAAGTCCCTCCAATACGTCTGTATTGATAAAGGACTTCTTTGTAGACCCACCAAACCCATACTGGGTGTCGGCCTGTGATTCAATTAACTGCTTTGCATTACTTCGTGACATTTCTTTCTCCTGTAAAAGTTAGTTCTACTCTATTATACGCATAGAGTTCTTAAAATCTTATTTTATTCCTATGAAATACCTAGTTGGGATTTCAGCATATCTGCTGTTTCTTGACTTACTGTGATAGTAACGGTCTTTTGTGTCTTCTTGATGAAATCTTCATAAGAGTATCCCCGGCCTTTAATGAAGTATTCTTTTTCCCCATTAGGGTAAGTAACAGCAGGCCCATCTAGACGGTGTAGATAACCTTTCTGCTGCCAAAATTGCCCATTTTCATTCACATCTACTCTATACGTTTCCATCATATTCTCCTAAAGTTAGTTGCCTATGTCATTATACGCATGACCATCGTTAAATTTTAATTTCTTCCATCTCAAGCATATTGGGACCGATTTTGATGTCAATTTCTTTCATTACTTTCGTATCCCATTCCCAAGCATCGCACAGCATCCATTTCTTCAACAGCCGAATGACTTCATCTTTCTCTGATTCAACCAGATCAATGAAAACAGAGTCGTGAATCTGGCCTATGATGATACTCTTCATACCCAAGGACCCCATTTCTTCGTCCAAACGTGTCACTGCCCACAACAGACGGTGGAATGCGGTAGACTGGATAGGACTGTTTGCAAGGTTGTTCCTGCTCATCATCCCTGTTTTCCCATATCGGAGCTTAAATCCTAGTGGTGTTTCAATATAACCATTACGGATATACTCATCAAACAGAGTGAATTGCCATCTCTTTACACTTTGATATCGTTTCCAGAAGATATCCTCTGTCTCTTTGATGACCTTAATGTCCCATTCTGGGAACTTTTTTGCAATCGTCTTATAGTAAGAGCCATAAAACTCGGGGAATACAAAACCATTCTTGCTGTCATAACGCTCCTTCTTGGAGTCAATCTCGCTTTCTGGCTTCTGATATAGCAGAGATGCAAAGTATCTGTGGAAGTCAACCCCATCATTACATTCTTGGATCAAATTAGGATCATCTGCAATCGTTGCAATGTACTTTACCTCATTTGCACCATAATCACATTCAAGGAACAAGTCATTCCTTGGTACAAGACACTTCCTGACACGGGCAAGAATAGGATTCCGTACAGGGATGTTCTGAAAATTAGGGTCTTTTGAACTACTCCTGTAGGTGGAAACCAGATGTAATAGAAATGATGGATGAATATACCCATTTGAATCACTAAGTCTTTGGAACAGACTGATATACGTTCCATTCAGCTTGTTCAATTTAGAAACATCTAAACCAGCCCGAATGAACTTCCCTTTCTCCGAATCTCTGCCCACCTGTTCAATCAGATATTCCATGGTCTCTGCATCAGTACCCAGATAACCCAAATCTTCGAGTGTCTTATTCTTCTTGATACCCGAAGCTGTTACCTTCAATGGTTTTAAATCCATCAGGTCAAAGTAGAGCCTCTGCTTCCGCTTTGGAGAAGTAGAAGAGAACTCTTCACCATATTTATCCGCATATTCCTTTAAGAAGGAAGCATTCTTCTCAATGTACTCCAATTCAGCAATTTCGGCAATCACTTCCTCTTGAAGCACCTTCAAGGCTTTCATATCGACCTTAACACCACGTTCTTTGAAATTCGTAAAGCAGTACAGAGCATCATGGAATAGTGAGTATGCAGCCCTTAGACCATCATCCATCTCTTCTTCCTGATCCATACACCACTTAAAAGCATACCGAGTATCCAGATTGTTGTATTCGGCAACAATATCTAGGGGTGTATTCTCAAGGTTCGACTGGTCAATATTTGCATCGTAAGTAGTCCCATACCGTACATAACATTGGAACTTTTGTCCTGTAACACTTGACCTATTATCCAGAATGTGTTCACGAATCATGGTATCAATTGTACAATTTTTGATCTCTACTTCAAGCTGTGTACGAGATACCATCTCTTCAAAGGCGTAATTCTGGATGAGCTTCGGAGTATCTGAAACCAGCCATTTCTTCAACATTCCGTAGACCTTATCAAGATCATTCAGGAATGGGCTCTCTTTATGCTCCAAGGGTACACAGTAGGCTTCTGTCTCACTAAAGGCAAATGATACAGTCAGAATCTTAAATGTATCAGAGAAGACTTCAAGTCCATTTGTCTCATAGTCAACAGATACCAATTTATCACATTTATTCAGACGATCAAATAGCTTCTCACAAGCCTTCATATCAAAGATGGTGTTATTGCCAGATACCTCATCCAGCTTACTCTCTGTATACCCCTTACTTGAGTAGGCGTCAATTGCCTTTGAAACAGCTTCTTCTACAATGTGTGAGTAGTTAGACTCTACCTTGGCAGGATTGTATGTACAGGCTACCAGAGCCTTCCTAGATGCATTGGGGATAACTCTACCATGACATGTGTTCTCTGTAAGACTTACTCCCTTTGGTGAGTCATTTAAGACTGCTTTGATTGCATCAGAACCAAAACAAATAATCAATTCTGGGTCCATCTTCCCCAAATGGTCATCCAGAATCCCCCGTCCTTCAAGCTTCTGTTTCGTCGTGGGGGCAGTACCTCCATACTGTTTCTGTAAGGCTACAAAGGTTCGACAACTCTTTTCAACATCAATTCCCAGATTGCCAAAAATCCTTTTAATCATCAACCCCCTCTGGTCAGCCAATAGCTTCTTTGCAGAAATCTCCAAGTCGGATGGATAATCCAACACGACAGCAATCCCTAAGTCCCCCCTACCATACGGCTTGAGTGTTTCCTCAAACACTTTCTCTACTTCAAACAATTGCTTATCAATTAAGATCATAAATCTCTTTCAATTTTAGACAACCCATTGTTCCATTTATTTTCCACACACTCTTTACAATAAGGCAACTGACCTATACCAATGTCAAATGGGGGCCATAGAGTATCTGCCGGTTTGCCACATACGACACAGCGTTTGTCTGTCTGTTGTTCAATCATATTGATCTTTCATGTATTCAAAAGGACTCGATTGTATCTAATAGGACCATAACTTGCTTCTCATCTAGATACCCGTTTTTATGTTTACCATTCCGATGTTCGGCAGTTAGCTGTTCATCTCTTCCCCCATTCTTGGTAAAGATATAACAGGAAAACACATGATCCCAATCAAGAATCGAAGGAGGCATACGCTTGATACTTACACAATAAAGATTACGCTCAAAATCCACCACACACCGCTCGATAGCACCCATACTATAGTCTGGTAGCCAATCTAGTTGTTTTCCTTTATAGTTCATATTCTCCTTTCAGTATTGGTCTCAGTTATTCCTCTGCACTAATGTCTTCGTAAGGTATGTCAAGAGCCTCAAGGACTTTCTCCATAGCGGTAAAGCTATCGTCATCTCGTTCAATCCTTATAATTTTAGGGTTATCATGCCCAACTGAGAAGGCGAAGCCATCTTCGTTGAGATCAACAGTTACTCTAGGCTTGATAATCATCATATTCTCCTTAAATTTCAATCGTGCAGAAACGCTTCTTCCCGCGTCCGGGGACTGTGTTAGTATTGTACTCTTCGAGAAAATTTAGTTTTGACATATCTAAACGAAATCTACCTCTTTCAGTTTCCCATTGCCCACCTTCAAAATAAGGTTCGCCCCCCGAAAAGAAAGAAATCCAACCGCCTTCATCCCTACATAACCATCCAGCAACAACACTGGTTCTCTTTTGAATGAACTCTACTTTCTTGGTTTTGTTAATCATCATATTCTCCTTCGTATTATTCCGATTGTTAGTACGCCCCCATCAGGTTTCGAACCAAAGTCTCTGATTCCGTCTACCAATATCGCGTGTACCTTGCGATTCGGATCAGAGCAAAAACCAGTGTTTTACCATTAAACTACAGGGGCAGAGAGATACGGGACGGTCGCTACTCCGTCTTGGAAGTACCACTTATCCGAGGATGTTATCGGATCAACTAGTATGTAAGAGCGGACACCACAAGTCTTACTTGCAGCTTTCCAACCAACTATTCTTACTATTGCTGTGTGTCTACGATTTTCCACACCGCCATATCTCAATATTCAATTTTAATTCTTTCACTAAAGTATTATACCCGATCCGTGTTCGTTTGTCAAGCATCCATCTTATTTTTATAATATTTCGGCATCAACAAATCCCACGTTCGGGCACTACATAAATGGCCGGGCACAATCTTCACATCATCGTAGCTGTGTCGAAGGCATCGGAATAGATCATTCAC